CCTTTATATACATTTGGATTAGAATAGAATTTAGCAGGTTCTACATATTCTGCCCTATTAATTTGGTCAGTAATGTTAGCAAGATTAGACTCATTAACTTGAGATTGATATTTGGGCTGCTTAGCACGTTCCTTATACCATTCTATAGCAAAGTCTTTCATTCCTCTAGTTTGAGCTTGATATCTCTGGTCCTCTGGCAATTTATAATTCTCTTTGGGATTAGGTCTTGCTATAGTTCCTTGCTGTGCCTTAATAATTCCTCTTCCTTTAGTTGATATTTTCATAGTATCCATTTAAACCAACCGTAGCTGAAAGTCTTCCTTTTATATTCAGGGTGTTCAGCTACATATCTAGCTTCTCTCTCAAATGATATATTCCTATAAGCAGTATGAGCATTGCCATTAGCTAATAGTTTAACAAACCACTCTATTACATACCATAGATAGAAGAATACTATTCCCATTTCTAACATCTGTTTCGTGTGAGTCTTCTCATGTGTAACTGTAGCTTGACTCATTCTCTTTATATAATCCTCGCTTCTAGTGAACATAATACCACAGATGTTCATGAATGAGTATCCTTTAAACGGGAATAGAGGATTAATAAAGAATAACAATCCTTTAGATTTGTCATACTTAAATTTCATAGTTAAATTTGATTACTTCTTAGACCAAGACGCCGCATTGCGTGCAAAATTAGCTCTCTTCTTCTGTAACGGAGTTGCATTAGGATTGTTAAGTACAGACCTTGCATGCTCTTGTACACTCTGTCCAGCTTTCTTAGCCGATGCTGTGAATTTGCCGCGATTCTTCTTCTTAATATGAATCTTGCTTCCACTTTTATCTTTCCTTACTAACTTACTACCACATCTAAACATGGGAACCTCTTCTAGGTCCGCATCATCGAGTAACTCTTTCAGAGCCTCATTAATTCTTGATAATTCCTCTGCGTTAAATTCCATAATTAAATTACATGTTAAATCACTTTTTTATTCACAAAGGTATTGCTAAATTTGCACATTATCAAACAAATCAGATGAATTAATGATTTAAGGTGTCAATGTAAATAAGTAATAAAGAAACTAAACTATTATTAATCTCTAACCTTTAAATCAGTAGATTAATGTTATTGGGCAAACTAAAAGAGGTGTACAGGTGGATTGACAGTTGGAGTTCTGGTGTTAAGACGATAGTCATTATAATGCTTGCATTCTTGATGGTAG